GAAAAAATTATGAAAGCAAAAATGATGGCTAGTGGTGGTATGGCTAAAAAAGGATATGCTGCTGGAGGCATGGTTAAAAAGGGATATGCTGCTGGTGGTTTGGCTATGGTTGAAAAAGCAGGAAAGAAAGTTCCAGCTTTTGCTGCTGATGGTATAGGTAAGATGGCTAAAGGCGGCATGGTTAAAAAAGTAACAAAGAAAAAATAATGAAACCCAAGTCTAAAGTTAATCAAGCAGGGGTTTATACAAAACCCACTATGCGAAAAGCATTGTTTGAACGCATCAAGGCTGGGTCTTCAGGTGGTGATGCTGGTGAGTGGTCAGCTAGGAAAGCGCAATTGTTAGCAAAACAATATAAAGCAAAGGGTGGGGGCTATAAATCATGAGTAAAAATCAAACACATTATTTACCTGATGGTAAAGTGTACAAAGGTGAAACTCACAAGGTGGGTTCCACTTTGATGACAGGTGCTAAACATTCAGCATCAAGCAAAGTCTTAAGCCACACTCCTCCTAAGAAGGTGAAGAAGTGAAAGACCCACAACAGTCTTTAAAAGATTGGGGTAAGCAGAAATGGCGTACTAAGAGTGGTAAGCCTTCGTCACAGACGGGTGAGAGATATTTACCAGAGGCTGCGATAAAGTCTTTATCAGCAGCAGAGTATGCAGCAACCACTAAAGCTAAAAGAAAAGGCACTGCTGCGGGTAAGCAATTTGTAGCGCAACCAAAGAATGTTGCAAACAAAACAGCAAAGTTTAGAAAATGATAACCAGCTATCCCGATCCTATACAAACTCCTTATGAACTCTTAGTTGCTCAGGGGTTGGTGACGGACGTTTCTAGTTTATTTAAGTTTGGTTTTAATTCTGATATAGATACAGCAGAAGAAACTGTTTGGGATGGTGGAGGTATATACACATATCCTTCTTCTGCTCTTGCTATGACAATAGTGAGTTCAAGTGTTAATGATGCTGCTGCTGGTACAGGCGCTAGAACAGTGACTGTTATTGGTCTTGATACAAACTATCTTGAGGTTACACAAGTTGTTACACTTAACGGAACAACACCTGTGTCTATACCAACATCATTAATTCGTGTCTATCGTGCTTTTGTAACTACGGCTGGTTCAGGTGGTACAGCAGCAGGTACTTTAACAATTGCTAATGGTGGAACCACTTATGCTCAAATAACGTTAGGTGCAAATCAAACGTTAATGACTGTTTACACTGTACCTGCTGGCTACACTCTCTATCTTACTTCAGGGTTTATTACCACTGGTTCTGCTTCTGCTAATCAATACATTGTAGCTAGGCTTATTCAAAGACCTTTTGGTGGTGTGTTTAGAGATATTTCTAGACTGACAGCACCATCTGGTCAAGTGAGCTTTGATGGTTTTGCTGCTCCTTTAAAGTTTTTAGAAAAAACAGATTTGGAAATAAGAGCTTATGGATCATCTAACAATAATGAAGTGTCTGGTGTATTCTCTGGTTTTCTAATAAAAAATTAATATGGCAACAACAAAAAACAGAACACTGTCTACAGTGTTAACAACCAGCAATCAAAATGTTTATGTTGCCCCAACATTATTCAAAGCTGACATTGATTCTATTTTAATAACAAACGATAGCTCTAGTGCTGTCTCTGTAACAATGGAATGGTATAGCATAGTATTGAATACCTATTACAAAGTGTTAGGAACCATTTCAATAAGAGGTAACAGTGTTTTACAGATTGAAAGACCTTTAGGTCTTGACCAACAAGACAGCATCAGAGCCTTGGCTAGCACAGCAGGTGTTATCACTGTCACCATCACAGCAACTGAAACATACACCACCTCAACATTATAACAGCCCATATATGAACCATTAAGCGGGTTTATCGTTCATATTTGACAACATAGGATCCATTATGGCAAAAGAACTTACAGAACAACACAAGAAATTTCTAGACGTATTATTTAGCGAAGCCAATGGAAACATTGTTGCAGCAAAGCGTCTTGCTGGTTTTTCAGAAAACTACAAGACAGCCCAGCTAACAAACTATTTAAAAGAAGAAATCATTGAGGCTACACAGCTATACATTGCTATGAATGCGCCACGTGCTGCTATGGCAATGGTTGGCGGTATACTTGATCCTACAGAGCTTGGCATCAAAGAGAAGATGAATGCTGCTAAAGATTTGTTGGATAGGGCTGGATTGGTTAAGACTGACAAGATTCAAGTTGAGAGTAGCAATGGTGTTATGATATTGCCAGCGAAGGATAGAGTAGAGGAAGAGTGATGACTAGAGACATTGGTGCATGGATATTGCCACAAGCTCCTAAGACCTCTGACTACGTATCAATACCAAGAATAGGTCGTACCATTCCTTTTGGTTATGAAGCAGACCCAGAGAATGAAGGATGGTTAAAACCTATACCAAAGGAGCTAGAAGCTCTTGCAAAAGCCAAGCTATATCTAAAACAGTATTCATTGCGTGAAGTGTCTATATGGCTTACCAAGATATCTGGTAGATATATTTCACATGTAGGTTTAAGTAAACGAATAAAAGATGAGCGATCATACAAAAGACGGTCTACAACTTACCGCAACCTTGCCTACAGGTACAAAGAAGCGCTCGACAAAGCGCAAGCCTACGAAAAAAGAATTGGCTCCGAAGCCAGCGATAGTTATTTCGACAGCGAACAATACAGAAGACTCACAGAACAATCCGTCCCCAATATTAGTTAAAGAAGAACCTGTTGTTGAACAACAGAACATCATCTTTAAACCTAACGTAGGACCACAGACGTTCTTCCTTGCTGCTGCAGAGCGTGAGGTGTTGTATGGTGGTGCTGCTGGTGGTGGTAAAAGTTATGCTATGTTGGCTGATCCGTTACGTTATATGGGTCATCCACAATATTCTGGGTTGTTGTTACGACACACCACAGAGGAATTGCGTGAACTCATCTGGAAAAGCCAAGAGATGTATCCAAAGATATATCCCGGCATTAAGTGGTCAGAGAGAAAAATGCAATGGCAAGCACCTTCTGGTGCAAGACTTTGGATGTCATACCTAGACAGGGACGAAGATGTGCTTCGGTATCAAGGTTTGGCGTTTAGTTGGATTGGTTTTGATGAGTTGACGCAATGGCACACACCGTTTGCGTGGAACTATATGCGTTCACGCTTGCGTACATCAGCGCCAGACCTACCAATTTTTATGAGAGCCACGACAAATCCGGGTGGTCCGGGGCATTCTTGGGTTAAGAAGATGTTTATTGACCCATCACCCGCAGGAAAAGCGTTCTGGGCTACAGACTTAGACTCTGGTCAGACGCTGGTGTATCCTAAAGGACACAGTAAAGAGGGTGTTCCTCTGTTTAAACGCAGGTTTATACCTGCTATGTTGTCGGATAACCCCTACTTAGCTGATGGTGGTGACTATGAAACCATGTTGTTGTCTCTACCTGAGCACCAACGTAAACAATTGCTTGAAGGAAACTGGGATATTGCAGAGGGTGCAGCGTTTTCTGAGTTTGATAGGACAAAACATGTCATTGATTCCTTTGATATACCGAAGAGTTGGACAAAGTTTAGAGCGTGTGACTACGGATATGGTAGTTTCTCTGCAGTTGTGTGGTTTGCTGTCACTCCTAGTGAACAACTCATCATCTATCGTGAGCTTTATGTTAGCAAAGTGTTGGCTAAAGACCTAGCACACCTGATATTGAGGGCAGAAGCTGATGATGGGCTGATACGCTACGGTGTATTGGACAGTAGTTGTTGGCATAAGCGTGGTGACACTGGTCCTTCGCTGGCAGAACAGATGATTATGGAGGGTTGCCGTTGGCGACCTTCAGATAGAAGTGCTGGAAGTAGGGTGTCTGGTAAGAATGAGATGCACAGGCGATTGCAAGTGGATCCATTTACAGAAATGCCTAGATTGGTTATAACAAGTAACTGCGTAAACACAATTGCACAGCTTCCAATCATTCCATTGGATAAAAGAAATCCTGAAGACATCGATACTAAGGCAGAAGATCATCTATATGATGCAATTCGGTATGGTATTATGACAAGACCTAGAAGTAGTTTGTTTGACTATGATCCAAACAACAGTAAGTCAACAGGTATGAAAGTTTCTGACCCAGTTTTTGGGTATTAAGGTAATTAATGGCTACAAATAAATCACAAATGTTAGGCGAGAAGAGCTTGTCTCTTGAAGATGGTCCCAAAAATGCAGAAGATACTTTTGGTGGAGATCTTATTTCCAACTTTGTTTATGAACGCTTCACACGTTCTGAAGAATCTAGAAAGATTGATGAGGTACGTTGGCTTCGTGCTTATAGAAACTATCGTGGTTTGTATGGTCCTGATGTTCAGTTCACTGAAAATGAAAAGTCACGTGTATTCATCAAAGTTACTAAGACTAAAACTCTAGCTGCCTATGGTCAACTCATTGAAGTGTTATTCTCTAACAATAAGTTTCCATTAAGCATTGATCCAACAGTGTTGCCTGAAGGCGTTGTTGAATCTGTACACATTGATCCTAAAGAGCCACCATCTCCAGAGAATGATTTAAGCAAACCAGAAGACTTCGACTTAGAAAAGTTGGAAGAACGCTTTGGTGCAATGAAAGAGCTTTTAAAAGACCTACCTGACGTTAAAGAAGGTCCGGGGGTCACACCATCGTCTGCAACATTTAGCCCTGCTATGGTGGCTGCAAAGAAGATGGAGAAGAAGATACATGACCAGTTGGATGAGTCAGGTGCTACGAAGCATTTGCGTTCCACTGCGTTTGAAATGGCGTTGTTTGGTACTGGTGTGATGAAAGGTCCCTTTGCTGTGGACAAAGAGTACCCAGATTGGGCAGAAGATGGAACATATAAGCCAACAATTAAAACAGTTCCTGAAGCTTCTCATGTTTCTCTATGGAACTTCTATTGGGACCCAGACGGTAACAATACAGAGAATGTTCAATATGTAATTGAACGCCATAAGATGAGCCGTACACAGCTACGTGCTTTGAAGAATCGTCCACTCTTCCGTAAGAATGTAATTGATGGTGTGTTAAAAGAAGGTGAAACTTATACTAAGAAGTATTGGGAAGACACTTTAAAAGACTATGCACCAAATGCAGGTATTGAAAGATTTGAAGTATTAGAGTATTGGGGAAACATTGACGTTGAGATGTTAAAAGATGAAGACATCGTCATCCCTAAAGAACTTGAAGAGATGGGTGAGTTGCAAGCAAACATTTGGTTTTGTAACAACAAAATTATTAGACTTGTGCTCAACCCGTTTAAGCCAGCAAAGATTCCGTATTATGCTGTCCCATATGAACTTAACCCTTACTCTCTAGCAGGTGTAGGTATCGCTGAAAACATGGACGATACTCAAACCCTTATGAATGGTTTTATGCGTATGGCGGTAGACAATGCGGTTCTTTCTGGCAACCTTGTATTTGAAGTTGACGAAACCAACCTTGTTCCGGGTCAAGACTTGTCTGTCTATCCCGGAAAGATATTCCGTAGGCAAGGTGGTGCTCCCGGTCAAGCATTGTTTGGAACTAAGTTTCCTAACGTAGCAAATGAGAATTTGCAACTGTTTGATAAAGCACGTCAACTTGCGGATGAGTCTACAGGGTTGCCATCGTTCTCACATGGACAGACAGGTGTATCTGGTGTTGGTCGTACAGCCTCAGGCATTAGTATGCTGATGAATGCTGCTAGCGGTAGCATTAAAACTGTTGTAAAGAACTTGGATGATTACTTGCTTGGACCTTTAGGTACAGCATTCTTCAACTTCAATATGCAGTTTGATTTTGATCCAAGCATTCGTGGTGACTTAGAAGTTAATGCACGTGGTACAGAAAGCTTGATGGCTAATGAAGTGAGAAGCCAACGATTGATGCAGTTCTTGCAGATTGTTAGTAACCCAGTGTTGATGCCATTTGCTAAGATGCCATACATTGTCCGTGAAATTGCTAAGAGTATGGATTTAGATCCCGACAAGGTGACAAACAATATGGATGAAGCTATGCGTCAAGCAGCATTGGCTCCACAACCTGCTGCTCCTGCTGGTGGATTGCCGCCACAGGGCGTAGGTGGTCCTCCCGGTGTAGCAGATATGTCAGGCGGTGGTGGTGGTAACATTGGTGTTGGTGCTGCTCCTGTTCCGGGTGAACAGGGCTTTAGCGGTGCTGCTCAACCTCCACAAGGAATGCCACCACAATGACAGATAGTAAGCCATTCTTAGCAAAACTAAAGCCAATTGTTCATAATACGCTACAGTGGGATGGGTTTTGTGAAATGATTGATTTTTATATTGAACAAGAACAACGTAAGCTTGAACAAGCTAGTGATTTAAAAGAAATCTTTCAAGCACAGGGTGCAATAATTAAACTAAGACAACTTAAGAAACTTAAGGATGAAATAAATGCCCAAACAAAATGATTCTGAAAAAGAAGAAATTGAATTTCAAAAAGGTATTAGATCAACTGAGTGGTTTAAGGAATATGTTAAAGAATATAAAGAAGAGCCTGATTTAAATACATCAGATTATAATTATCGTGCTGCATGGAAAGCAGGTATTCGTCCAGAAAAAGATAAATATGATAATGATAAATATCATTGGTTATCTTCTGTTCCTGAAACTGGAGAAATGTTAAAATCAAAAGATCATCCTACTGCGTGGAAAGAATATTACATGCGAGAAACTGGTGAAAATCCAGATGAAAAAGGTGTTACAAAAGAACAGTATGAAGAATCAAAAAAACCAAAGATGGCAACAGGAGGACAGGTAATGAAACAAACACAAAGAATATTAGCCGAAGGCGGTGTAATGCAAGAAGGCGGCACTGTCGATCCAGTGAGTGGTAATGCTGTACCTCCCGGTGCTATGAAGGAAGAAGTGAGAGATGACATTGACGCTAAGCTTAGTGAAGGTGAGTTCATTTTTCCTGCTGACGTAGTACGTTATTTTGGTTTGCAAAAGCTCATGGCTATGCGTGATGAAGCTAAGATGGGTTTGCAAAAGATGAATGATATTGGTCAGATGGGTAATGCTGATCAAGTGAGCAATCCTGAAGCTCTATACAGCGCACCTGCTGCCCCTGCTGCTGCACCTGCACCAGACTTTGGTAGCGAAGTGGATATGGCGTTGGCAGAAACTGGTAGTACAGAACAAGCCTTTGCTTATGGTGGAACACCTGATGCTACGCAAGCTAAGACAGATACATATGTAAATCAAGCTGGTCAAAAGATTTATGTACCTATGAGTAACGGAAACCCCATCATAGATATACCTATGGGTTTCAATAAACAAGAAGAGACAATGGCTCAGCCAGCTATGATTGCTAGTGGTTTAGAAGAAACTAAAATGTTTGCTGGTGGGCTTGCAAAGAAACGTAAAAAGAAATAGAATACCGTAACCAGTGATGGGCTGGTTGGTACTTAATAATATACCCATCATAGGGACTTGTCCCGCTTGGCTACCTCTCTCCCCGTATTGACGGCAACAGATAGCCCCAACTTAAAAGGTAAATATGACAGAAGTTGTTTTAGAACAGAAGGCAGAAGTGAAAGCTTTTTCTGCGTTTGGTAAGCGTAATGCAAATGAAGAGCGTATCCAGAAGGATGAAGAAGAACTTAAGCAGCTTTTAAATGCTGAGCCTTCTGAGGAAAAGAAAGCTGAGTCAGCAGATAGTGAAGATGACTCAAACCTTAATGCTGAAGAGCGTACATTTAAAAAACGCTATGGCGATCTTCGCAGACATAGCCAGCAAAAAGAGTCTGGTCTACAAAAACAAATTGATGACTTGAGAGAACAGCTTGAGAAGAGCACCTCAAATCAAATTCAACTTCCAAAGAGTGAAGATGAATTGTCAGCATGGGCTGCACAGTATCCTGATGTGGCTAAGATTGTTGAAACCATTGCAATTAAAAAAGCTAAAGAACAAACCTCAGAGTTTGAAAAGCGCTTTAAGTCTTTAGATGAGCGTGAACAAAACACTGCCCGTGAGAAAGCTGAACTGGAACTTACAAAGCTCCACCCAGACTTTGAGAAGATTAGGGATAGTGATGAATTCCATGAGTGGGTTGAAGCTCAGCCTAAGTGGATTCAACAGGCTTTGTATGAAAACGATACAGACTTTGTTTCTGCATCACGTGCTATCGATTTATATAAAGCTGATAAAGGTTTAAATAAAAGAAAAACACGTTCAGACAAGGATGCAGCTACCAGTGTTGGAGTGAGAAACTCTAGTTCTGCCCCATCAAATGACGATGCTGATGGTACTTTTTATGAATCTCAGGTGAATAAAATGTCTATCCAGCAGTATGAAGCTAACCAAGAAGCCATTGAAAAGTCTATGCGTTCTGGTAAATTTGTATACGATGTCAGTGGTAGCGCACGATAAGTGTTGACACGCCTTAAAAAAGTGTTATAACTAGAGGCAAGATTGAGTATTCAGTCTTGCTTTTTAGTAAAACTAAAACCCTTCGCAAGGTTTTAAACTCTAAAATTTGTAACGCAAACAGTAATCTAACAGAACAACCTGTTCCATTGTCAGCCTGTTATGCTCTTGATGGCGATCATATGCATAACACACCTAATAATGTCAGCCTCTGTAGAAGTGTGAAGCGTATTTAATTATATGCCTTATATATCTATAGGAGAATCTCATGGCATTTCCAAAAGCAACGGGTTACGGCAACTTACCTAATGGTAATTTCAGCCCAGTAATCTATTCCAAACAAGTACAACTTGCTTTCCGTAAATCTTCAACTGCTGAAGCTATCACTAACAATGACTATTTTGGTGAAATCGCCAACATGGGTGACAGCGTTAAGATTATCAAAGAACCAGAAGTGTCAGTGCAGAACTATGCACGTGGTACTCAAATCACCGCTCAAGACCTGAACGATGAAGATTTCACCTTGGTCGTTGACCAAGCGAACTACTTTGCATTCAAGATTGACGATATTGAAGCTGCACATTCACATGTGAACTTCATGCAAATGGCTTCTGATCGTGCAGCATATCGCTTGCGTGACCAGTATGACCAAGACGTGTTAGGTTATTTGTCTGGCTTCTCACAAGCTACTAAGCATGCAAATGCTGGTACAGCCCGTACAACTTTCCCCGGAACTAAAGCATTGTCAGAAGCTGGTTCTGATGAGTTGTTAAGTTCTATGAAGCTAATTAAGAGTAGCTTCGGTAACATCACTACTGCTTCTGCTGGCGATCATTCGATCCCTGTAGCTGCCCGTTTGCCCGGTGCTACTGCATTGCCTACCGCTACAGCTTCTCCATTGATGGTGATTGCTCGTATGGGTCGTTTGTTAGATCAACAGTTTGTTGACAGCAACGGTCGTTGGTTGGTTGTTGATCCCGTGTTTGTTGAGTTGTTGAAAGACGAAGACAGCCGTTTGTTGAACAGTGACTTCGGTGGCTCTGGCTTGCAAAACGGTTTGGTTATTAACAACCTCCACGGTTTCCGCATCTATGTGTCTAACAACTTGCCAAAGATTGGTACTGGTGCTGGCACTACTGGTACTGCTAACCAGAACAGCAACTACGGTATACTCGTTGCTGGTCATGACTCTGCTGTTGCTGCTGCTCAGCAAATCACTAAGACAGAAACCTATCGTGATCCAGATAGTTTTGCTGACATCGTGCGTGGTATGCACCTTTATGGTCGTAAGATTTTACGTCCTGAAAGCATCGCCACTGCTAAGTATAACGCTGCTTAAGGGGAACATTAATGGCAACTATTACAACTCTCTCTAATGCTGTCGGCGCAGCTACACACCCTAGCCGTAGTGTTCGCAACATGCCTTATGTGGTGGAAAACACCATCAGCTTGGCTGCTGCTGTAACAGCAAAAGGTAGCGCACTTGCTGCTGCTGACGTAATTGAAGCTCTGCAAATTCCTGCACAATCTATTGTGTTGGCTGCTGGCTATGAAGTTACTTCTGCTGTCACTGGTAGCTGTACAGTTAGCTTAGGCGTTACTGGTGTCACTGCTGCGGCTTATGTTTCAGCTTTTGCTGTAACTGGCTCTACTGCTGTTGGCACTTACGCAACTCCTGCTACTGCTGGTTATCCAATCGTGTCACAATCTGCTGATACATTGGACTTGCTGTTGGTTACTGAAACCACAACACTGAGTGTTGGTTCTATCCGTGTCTTTGCTGTCCTCGTTGACGCACAAGACAAGGTTGGCCCTGCTTCTGTAGATCGTGAACAGTTGGCTTAATAGCTAACCTACACAGAAAGGGAAGGCTCCACAAGGGTCTTCCCTTTTCTTTTATGTGCTCCGTCATAGAGCGTTTTCACAATAAGAGTATACAATGGCGTACAACTATCTTGAATTAGTTAATGAGGTTAATAGAAGGCTTAACGAAGTTGAGCTTACATCTACCACATTTGCCACAGCCTCTGGCTTCTATGCTCACAACAAGGATGCTGTAAACTCAGCCATCCGTGATATCTATCACAACCATTACGAATGGTCATTCAACCATGTGTTTAAAGAACAAGTGTTGACTGCTAACACTATTCGTTATTCATTCCCTGCAGATGCCAACACCATTGACTTTGATTCTTTTAGAATTAAACAAGACACAGGGTTGGGTAATCAAACTCAAAAGCTTACAGTTATTTCATACGAAGATTATCTAGATCGTTTTATTGATCAAGAGTATGACTCAACTGGTAGCCAAAGCAAACTTCCACAATATGTATTTCATGCACCAAGCTTGCAATATGGTATTGTAAATTCACCAGACAAAGCATATACATTGGTATATGAGTATTATAAAATTCCTGATGATCTAAGTACGTATGATACATACCCTACAATACCTGAACGATTTAAACATGTAATTGTTGATGGTGCAATGTTCTATGCATATATGTTTAGAGGTAATGAACAATCAGCTACTTTATCTAAATCAAAGTTTGAAGAGGGTGTAAAGCGTATGCGTACAATGCTTGTCAATAGATACATTTATATGCGATCAGGTGTAATTACTCCATCTAAGTCAACTGGCTTTGGTGATAGGATTAGATAATGGCTGACGCATGGCTGACCTTTCCTTTTCAATTCAAGGGTGGTCTTATTACCAATCTTTCTCCATTGCAGCAGGGTGTGCAAGCACCGGGTAGTGCTCGTATATTAAGAAACTTTGAACCTGCTATTAGCGGTGGTTATAGACGCATTGAAGGATATGCAAAGTATTCGACATCGTTTGTTCCTGCTTACGGTGCTCCTTTAGTTCAAGGCAGTGGTCAAACAGGAACAGCATTAACAATTTCAAATTTGTTTATATCACCTGTTGCTAATGATACTTTTACTATTGCTGGTGTTGCTGGTACATACACAGTTCAAAGCGTTTCATATAATAGCTCAAGTAAAAATGCAACACTTACATTAACATCATCTCTTGCTAGCAGCCCTGCAGATAAAGCAGCAGTTACATTTACCACACATACTGGTTTGATTAATGGACTAGCTGTTTTAGAAAGTTCAGTACTTGCGTTTAGAAACAATAATATCTATTCTTCTACTGGCACAACATGGTCATTAATTAATACCCCATCGTTTGGTACTGTATTAGTTAATGGTGCAGGGCAAACAGGAAGTTCATTAGCTGTAGATGGATTGACATCCATTCCTAGAGTTGGTGACACTTTTAAAATTAATGGTGTAGAGAAAGTGTATACAGTTACGGCTGATGCTACGGTGGTATCTACAGGTGCAACATTAGCAATCACACCTGCATTAGCGTCAAGCCCTGCAGATAATGCTGCTGTTACATGGCTGTCTTTGAACGTAACATCTACAGAGAAAGCAAGGTTTGCAAAATATAGAATTAACAATACAAACAAAGTTGCAATTGTAGACTCTACCAACTATCCGATAATATGGAATGGTTCAACAGCAATAAGGCTTGATAGTACAACTGATTTGCTGGGTGCTCAGAGCGCTGTATTCCATAAGAATCATTTGTTCCTAGTAAAAAATGATAAGCTTATATTCACTGCACCATTTACTGATTCAGATTTTAATGCTGCCAATGGTGCTGGTGTTATATCTACTGGTGCTTTAATCACTGGAACCATTGTCTTTCGTGAGATATTGATTATATTTACTGAGAGATCAATTAGCCAACTTGTTGGTAATACTCTGTCAGACTTTCAGCTTCAACCTATCACTCGTAACGTAGGCTGTGTAGCTAAGGACACCATACAAGAGGTTAGCGGTGATGTTATGTTCTTAGGACCTGATGGTCTAAGACTTCTTGGTGCAACAGACAGAAACGGTGACTTCAACTTAGGACTAGTTTCTAAGACAATTCAAACTGAAATGACTGACTTGTTAAGTTCAAGTGAAAGCTTCTCAAGTATTGTTATTAAACAAAAGTCACAATATAGAATATTTGGATATAGTCCAAACGTCACTGTTAATAGTGCTAAGGGTATTTTAGGAACTCAGGTGTCAGGAGAAACTACTGGTGAAATTCACTGGGCAGAACTCACTGGTATTAAGGCATATGTTGCTGATTCATTCTATAATAATCAGAGTGAAATAATTACTTTTGCAAACACTGATGGGTTTGTTTATAAAATGGAAAGTGGTAAGACCTTTGATGGTGGACATATTCCAGCATCCTTTGCCACACCATTTGTATTCATCAACGATCCAAGAATTAGGAAAACCTTTTATAAGCTGTTCCTATACACTGACCCAGAAGGAAGTGTTTCTACAAATGTAAACTTAAAGTTTGACTTTGATGACAAGGGTAGTATTCAACCAACAACAATTACTTTATCAAATACTGGTGTAAGCACTGTTGGTTTCTATGGTAATACAACGGCAAGATATGGTATAACTGTGTACGGAAATAAGCTTAAGAAATTATTCCAGACGCAGGTTGTTGGTTCTGGATTCTTTGTTTCATTACAATTCTTTTCTGAAGGAACAGATCCTCCATTTTCACTGGATGCAGCAACCCTTGAATACTCTACACACGACAGAAGATAAGGAATAATATGACGGGCTACGTTCGTGCTGATACACCAAACAACATTGCTGATGGAAACATCATTGATGCTGCTGACTTAGACAATGAATTTGATTCCATTGCTGTTGCATTTGTGGCGGCTACTGGTCATACGCATGATGGCACAGCAGCCAATGGTGCTCCAGTTACTAGGGTAGGTCCTGCTCAAGATATTGTTGTCTCAACAGGTGCAATAACTCCTAAGACAGATGATGCAGTAGATTTAGGTTCTGTTACATTCCAGTTCAAAGATGCGTACATTGATGGCACTGCATACATAGACACCTTAGAAATAAATGGTACTGTCATTACCCCAACAGGTATTGAATTAAACTATGTTGATGGTGTAACCTCTGCTATTCAAACTCAGTTAGATGCTAAGCAACCTCTTGATGCTGACTTAACTGCAATTGCAGGGCTTACATCAGCAGCTAATAAGCTTCCCTATTTCACTGGCTCAGGCACAGCAGCAGTAGCTGACTTTACTGCCTTTGGTAGAACTCTTATTGATGATGCAGATGCAGCTACAGCAAGAACTACTCTTGGATTAGTCATTGGTACTGATGTACAAGCCTATGATGTTGAGCTTAATGCATTGGCTGGTCTTACATCAGCAGCAAACAAACTCCCCTATTACACTGGCTCAGGCACTGCTGCCTTGGCTGACTTCACTGCCTTTGGTCGTACACTGGTAGATGATGCAGACGCTGCTACAGCACGTACAACGCTTGGGTTGGTCATTGGCACTGATGTACAAGCGTATGACGCAGAGCTTGCATCAATAGCAGGGCTTACCTCTGCTGCCAACAAACTCCCCTATTTCACTGGTTCAGGCACTGCAGCACTTGCAGACCTTAGCGTTTTTGCTCGTACAATTTTAGACGATGCTGATGCTGCTACGGTACGTGCAACATTGGGACTAGTCATTGGCACTGATGTTCAGGCATATGATGCAGAAACTTCAGCACTAGCAGGACTTGTTTCTGCTGCCGATAAGCTTCCATTTTTCACTGGTGCTGGTACAGCTAGCACAACAGACTTCACAGCCTTTGCTCGTACATTGGTTGATGACGCAGATGCTGCTACAGCACGTACAACATTGGGACTTGTAATTGGTACGGATGTACAGGCTTACGATGCTGACTTAACTACATTAGGTGCTGGTGGCTCTTCTGCTCGTAGCTTCTTAGGCTTAGCAATTGGTACAGATGTACAAGCGTATGACGCACAATTGGCTGATGTTGCAGGTTTGACAGCCACAGACAACGGTGTTATAATTGGGAATGGTACTAACTTTGTAGTAGAATCTGGAGCAACGCTTAAGACTTCTTTAGGTTTAACTATTGGTACAGATGTACAGGCTTATGATGCACAGCTTGCTGATATTGCTGGATTAACTCCAACTGACAATGCAGTTATTATAGGTAATGGTACTAACTTTGTAGCTGAATCTGGAGCCACACTAAAGACATCTTTAGGTTTGACTATTGGAACTGATGTACAAGCATACGACAGTAACTTAACTTCTTTCGTAGGTACATTTACTTTACCTACTACTGATGGTACAAACGGACAAGTGTTACAAACAAATGGATCTGGGACCCTGTCTTTTTCTACTGTAGATGCAGACCCAGCAGGTACAGCAGTGGCTTTAGCGATTGCGCTTGGATAAGGAAAACAAATGGCAAATACTTTTACTTCGTATGTCAACAAAGACGTTGGCACTTCTGCTGCCACAGTGGTTACGGTTGGTGGGGCTACACAGACCACTGTGATTGGTATGTCTTGTGCAAACACTACAACTAGTCCAGTGACGGTGGATGTTTACATCACTCGTTCTGCTGTGAACTACTACCTAGTTGAAGCTGCAACAGTGCCTGTTGGTGGTTCACTTGTTATTGTTGGTGGCGATCAAAAGGTTGTCTTAATTGCTAGCGATGCTCTTAAAGTAGTTTCTTCTACAGCAGCATCAATTGACGTAGTCACTTCTGCACTGAATATAACATGAGTTACATAGGCAATACATCAACTACTCAGGCTTTCACTCCTGCTGTTGACTTCTTCAGCGGCACAGGCTCTGCCACGGCATTCACGCTGTCTCGCCCAGTTGCCTCCGTAGCCCAAGTCCAAGTCACGATTGACAACGTAGCCCAGAACCCCAGTTCAGCATACACAGTCAGCGCCAACACCATCACATTTACGTCTGCTCCACTGAGCGGGACTAACAACATTTATGTTTACTACACAAGCCCGATAACGCAGGTGATTGCACCGGGTCAGGGTACGGTGGGGACAACGGCTTTAGTTGATGCATCTGTTACTACTGCAAAGTTGGCAAGCACTACAGGCTCTGGTGCGGTTGTATTGGCTA